ATCGTGCTGACGTCAAATAAAGGGTTCGCCGACTGGGGAGAGATGTTCGGCGATAACGTGCTGGCAACGGCAATCCTGGATCGACTGCTCCACCACTCAACCACACTGAACATCAAAGGAGAAAGCTACCGATTAAAGGAAAAACGCAAAGCGGGAGTGCTGGCAAAAAACGCCACGCCAATCAGTGATGATGAAATGGCGGAAAGCGGACAACATTAATGACCAATAGCGGACATTAAAAATGGCGAAAAACGGCCAATAATCTTGGCGTTGACAAGATGGTGGACGCGATTGCCGCATACGTTCAAATAACTGCTATGGACAGGTTATTCGCCGTGACCAGGAAGCGGCACTGGTGTGCTGGGGTATCGACAGCTAGCAGAATATTTTGCTGAAAAATGGCGTGTGCTCCCGCGAGCGGATAACACGAAATCCTGCAAACTGGCAAAAGGTAAGTGAATAAAAGTAAAACCCCGGCTGGGGGAACAGTCCGGGGTTGCATTTTGACAAATCAGACATGGATATAATTCATGCAGGTAAAGGATAACAATAAAACCTTTCTGAGTATAGGGTGCAGTATGACACCTAAAGCAGCAAATATTGCCGGAATTATTCTTGCATTATCGGCAATGATCGGGGCAATTGGTTTTGCGGTTGCAGCGATAGCATATGTTTGTAGATAAGACAGAAAATACGGCGAATCTCTGCCTTATCCGGGCGGTGGCTTTTGCCATTAAGTGGGTGGCGGTTGGCATCGCCGTGTCTCCGATGCTGTATGGGCTGGCAAAATTGATTGTTGCTCTGAAATCGTGAGTGGTGATGGGTGTCATGAGGGACATGGCAACTGATGATAAAAGCAGAAACAACTTCGCAGGGTGCTGACGATGCCGCAAAAATCATCGCGGTATGCCGGGGCATCAGACATATACTGACGCCAGTTGCATGGATTATTTGTACTGCACTGGTTGCATACACAACAATTTATTTAAACAGATGAGTGCTGATTTTATTCGGGCAACGGCCTTTGCAATTCGCCTTGTGGCGGTCGCTGTTCTGGTCTGGGCAATCCGTTGGTGGTGATATGAACCGTGTTCTGTATGTAGTGATTGCTATGCTGCTGGTGGCCTGTGTTGTGCTTAGTCTGGGGCTGAATCATTACCGTGATAACGCCATCGCCTACAAAGAACAGCGTGATAAAAAAGTCAGTGAGCTGAAGCAGGCGACCGCCACCATCGCTGACATGCAGCAGCGTCAGCGTGATGTTGCTGCGATCGATGCAAAATACACGAAGGAGTTAGCCGATGCGAAAACTGAAAATGAAACTCTGCGCGCTGATGTTGCCGCTGGTCGTAAGCGCCTGCGGGTCAATGCCAGTTGCTCCGCAGCCGTGCGTGAAGCCACCGGACCCACCAGCATGGATAATGCAACCAGCCCCCGACTGGCAGACACCGCTGAACGGGATTATTTCACCCTCAGAGAACGGTTGATGACGATGCAGAAGCAACTGGAAGGGGCGCAGGAATATATCCGCACCCAGCGCATTAAGTAGCTGGAGAAAAAACACGAATCTGTGGTTTTTACTGAGCGCGGTGTACACGGTGGAACATATGGCGGGAAGTTTGTTGCTTATGATTATGCAGCATGGCTAAACCCCGGATTTAAATATGCAGCCTATAAAGTCCTGGATGACTACTTCACCGGAGAACTTCAGCATCGCAACAGCTTAAGTGCGCAGCTCAATATGAAGTGTCATGAGTTTGATCAGAAAAAAGATATGGCGAGCTTCTGTGGACAAGGGCTGGCGGCATGGCGCTATACGAAGCCAGTGTTGGTCGCTGAGATTAACTCCCTGGCTAACCAGCTGCAGATAACGATCCCCGGGCTGCCGGTATTTGCCGGTATGAAATTACCGGAAGGCGCGGTCGTTACTGAGTAACAGCAGGCATTACAGCAGCCCTTCACTGAGGGGCTGCGATAATGTGAGGAATAAAAAACCGGCAGGGGAAATCCATTGAAGATTTGCCGGTGGCAAAAGATGGCCATGCTTTTAACCTTAGTAGCAGAGTTACGGAGTTCAACAACGACCGTCGCCGTTATCTTGCTGAAAGGCGTTTCAATGATTTTCATCAATTTATTCATCAGCAATGGTGATAATCACTCTCATTTTGGCGGGTCCTTCCGGTGGGGTGGCCTGCCACGGGGCGGGAGCGTCGCGGAAAAAGGCTAGTTTTTGAAATTTCATTCGTCATCACCACTACTGTAATGTATTGATATTACAGTGATTTTATTTTTGCGGCGTCGATTTTGATTGTTTTTTGTTCATCACTAACACCGTTTGCCTAAAGTTGTTCGCAAGATGCATGTTTAAAACATTCTGGAGCGGGTATGGATCGAGAGTTAAAAAATCTGACGCTGAATATCAGTCAACTGGCGGCACTGTCAGGTGTACATCGCCAGACTGCTGCGGCAAGGCTGCAAAATCTACCCGTTGCAGGGGGGCATGAAAGCAACCTCAAGCTTTATCGGGTGGTTGATATTGTGTCGGCATTTCTGGCATTACCACCGCCGGTTGCAGAAGGCGAAATGGACGCGCATGAGCGCAAAGCCTGGTATCAGTCTGAACGTGAGCGTCTTAAGTTCGAACAGGAAACGGCACAACTCATTCCGGCCAGTGATGTCAGACGAGAGTTTGCCATCTGGGCAAAAGCGGTCGTGCAGGTGCTGGAGACATTACCGGATATTCTTGAACGTGACTGCGGTCTGCAGCCTGCCGCTGTGAGCCGTGTTCAGTCCATTATTGATGATCTGCGCGATCAGATAGCCCTGCGGGTGACCGAAGCAGGTGCGGATGATGAGGAGGAATTACAGCGGGAGGAGTAATGCTGAATCAGGAAACCGCAAAGGCAGCACGAACCGATTCAGGTTATATCCTTCGCGCACCGAGACGAATGCGGGTTGCTGATGCCGTTGCTCAGTATATGCGGGTGCCCATGGGGGCCGGGAATTCAGTCCCGTGGGATCCGCTGGTGGCACCGTATGTTATTGAGCCGATGAACTGCCTGGCCTCGCGTGAATACGACGCAGTGATATTTGTTGGCCCGGCACGAACCGGTAAGACTATCGGCCTGATTGACGGCTGGGTGATTTACAACGTGATTTGCGATCCTGCTGATATGCTGATCATACAGATGACGGAGGAAAAAGCCCGCGAACACTCCAAAAAACGACTCGCCAGAACGTTTCGCGTCAGCCCGGAAGTGGTCAGTCGCCTGAGTCCGAACAAAAATGACAACAACGTTTATGACAGAACATTCCTTGCTGGTAACTACCTGAAAATCGGCTGGCCGTCAGTCAATATCATGTCCTCATCAGATTATAAATGCGTCGCGCTGACGGATTATGACCGTTTTCCGGAAGATATTGATGGCGAGGGGGATGCTTTCTCTCTTGCCTCAAAACGTACCACAACATTTATGTCCAGTGGTATGACGCTTGTGGAGAGTTCCCCCGGCAGGGATGTGAAGGATGTGAAATGGCGACGGACTTCACCGCATGAGGCTCCACCAACCACGGGGATACTGTCGCTCTATAACCGTGGCGATCGCCGTCGCTGGTACTGGCCTTGTCCACACTGTGGTGAGTATTTTCAGCCCTGCGGCGATGTGGTTGCTGGTTTCCGTGATATTGCCGCTCCCGTGCTGGCAAGTGAGGCGGCTTATATTCAGTGTCCTTCCTGTTCAGGACGGATTATGCCTGAACAAAAACGTGAGCTGAACGGACGTGGGGTCTGGTTGCGGGATGGTGAATCCATCAATGCGGATGGCAGTCGTTATGGTGATCCCCGACGCTCACGTATTGCGTCATTCTGGATGGAGGGTCCGGCAGCTGCTTACCAGACACTCTCGCAACTCGTTTACAAACTGCTTACTGCAGAACAGGAATACGAGACAACCGGAAGTGAAGAAACACTCAAGACGGTTATCAATACCGACTGGGGATTACCTTATCTTCCCCGCGCCAGCATGGAGCAACGAAAAAGTGAACTGCTTGAGCAGCGGGCAGAGCCAGTTCCTTCCCGCAGTGTGCCGGATGGCGTTAATTTCCTTGTGGCGACAGTGGATGTGCAGGCGGGACGTCATCGCCGTTTTGTGGTTCAGGTAACGGGCTATGGCAGCCGTGGCGAACGCTGGATTATTGATCGTTACAACATCACGCAGTCATTGCGCGGTGACAGCGACGGGGAGAGCCAGCGAATTGATCCGGCCAGCTATCCGGAAGACTGGGATGTCCTGCTGACGGATGTTTTTCATAAAAGCTGGCCGCTGGCCTCCGATCCTTCTCAACAAATGCGACTGATGGCAATGGCGGTGGACTCCGGCGGTGAAGACGGGGTCACTGATAATGCCTATAAATTCTGGCGTCGTTGCCGTCGTGATGGCCTTGGTAAACGTATTTACCTGTTTAAGGGGGACAGCATCCGGCGCGCAAAACTGATCAGCCGTACATTCCCTGATAACACCGGACGAACGGGCCGCCGGGCGCAGGCCGCAGGTGATGTGCCGCTCTGGCTTCTTCAGACGGATGCCCTGAAAGACCGGGTGAATAACGCGTTATGGCGTGACTCGCCAGGTCCAGGCTATGTGCATTTCCCTGACTGGCTGGGGAGCTGGTTTTACGACGAACTGACGTATGAAGAGCGGAGCAGTGACGGGAAATGGAGTAAGCCGGGTCGCGGTGCCAACGAAGCTTTTGACCTGATGGTGTATGCCGAGGCTCTGGTCATTCTGCATGGATACGAAAAGATCCGCTGGCCGGATGCACCGGAGTGGGCGAGCCGGGAAACCTGGCTGGAGTGTGTCCAGGACAGTACCGAACCGTCATCCTCACCGGAACCGGTATCCACGCCTGTTAAAAAACAAAAACGGAAGAAAACAGTAACTGACGATGTTAACCCCTGGCTGACTTCTGGAGGATGGTTATGAACCAGAATGATATCGAAGCCATGATTCAGCGTTATACGGAAGCTGAAATGGCGGTGCTGGACGGAAAATCCGTCACTTTTAATGGTCAGCAGATGACCATGGAAAACTTATCTGAGATCCGGCAGGGGCGGCAGGAGTGGGAGCGCCGCCTTGCGGCTCTGATTACACGACGACGGGGGCATCCCGGGTACCGGCTGGCGAGGTTCTGATGGCAATTCTTGATGATGTGATTGGCGTTTTTTCACCAGGATGGAAAGCGGCAAGGCTGCGTTCCCGTGCGGTGATCCAGGCTTATGAGGCCGTAAAAACGACGCGGACACACAAAGCCCGACGGGAGAACCGAACTGCCGATCAGTTAAGCCAGTACGGGGCCGTGTCGTTACGTGAGCAGGCCCGTTACCTTGATAACAACCACGATCTGGTCATTGGTGTATTTGACAAGCTGGAAGAACGGGTGGTGGGGAAAAACGGGATTATTGTCGAGCCACATCCGGTATTACGCAATGGGGCCATTGCCCGTGATCTGGCAGCGGAGATACGCACCCGATGGAGTGAATGGTCTGTCAGTCCGGAGGTCACCGGGCAGTTTACCCGTCCGATGCTGGAACGTCTGATGCTGCGTACCTGGCTGCGCGATGGTGAGGTGTTTGCCCAGATGGTTTCCGGGCGCATAAACAGCCTGACGCCTTCTGCCGGTGTTCATTTCTGGCTGGAGGCGCTCGAGCCGGACTTTATTCCCATGACCAGTGATGAGAGCAACAGGCTGAACCTGAAAAGTATAAAGTCGATATGTATGCTTATACAACCGGAGAGTATTTTAACGGCGACGCTAATTTGAATAGTGACGGAACTTTCTATTTCAGACGTTGCTGGACGGGAGCAAAACAGTTTCGTCTTATTCGGATTGAGGATAATGCGTGGATCACAACGCTGGAGTTTCCACTGCTCATTCGTAGCTACTGGATGCCGGAGGACGCAGACCCCGAAGTGATCAGGGTGATGAAAGATCGGTGTTACACGTATGACCAGGCGCTGGCAGCACTGGCGTTGATGGTTCAGCGACATGAGGCTGTAGAAAGATACGTTGCGGGCTTGTGTGCGCTTGTTGATGAAAACGGTGGAGTAAAGTTTTTTGTTAACAGGCTGTCTGCCATGTCACCGCGTACCTATTACCGCTTGGGCAATGCGGCATGGGTTTATTATGCTCTTGCTTTCTATCTGGAGAAGTATCCGGACGGTACTCAGACTGCGCGGGTCAGAGAAAAGCTATTGGCAGGCATTGCCTGGCTGGATACTTTTCTGGTGAGCACACCAGGCGACCTGCGTGAAGGCCTGTATAAAGGGGGGCAGGGGCGTTATGTGGACGGCAATTTTGATGAAACTTTTGTCGCCGAATGGTGCGCACTGGAGCATAACGTTGATATCTGGTTTTTGTTTGAACTGATGGGACGGCTGGGATTTGACGGTTTCAGTGAGCGGGCTGACAGGCTGGCAAAGAGCATCATCAGAGGTCTGTGGGTGGAAGATGAAGGCCGATTTCGACAGGGGGTTCATTCAACCCACTATGACAACGCAGCGGCGCTGGATCAGTCTTCCTGGGGCGGATTGTTTGTTGCCAATATTGATGCTGAGAAAGCGGCTAAGTGCCGAAAATATATGGGGCGTTTTTTATTTGGTACGAGGGAAACCACGGGTTACACACCGTACCACCCTGATTATGGTTATAGTGGTCACAGCCGTGGCGTGTGGGTGGAAGGAACGGCAGGTGTGGCACTTTTTGAGCGCAAGCTGGGTAATGAGCTGAATGCGGTGAATCTTGTGGCAGCAATGGCTCCACTTTTTAATGAGTACGGTTATCGTGATTCTTGCGATGACCCGGCATACGATGTGCTGCCTTCCTGGTCATCAACAACAAACACTGCCTGGATCATTCTGGCTGTAAAGCCAGATAATTTCTGGTTAGTGGATTCGCCAGAAATGGATGTAGGGACAATCCGCTATTGACTCTCTTGTTGTTTGATAAACCGACAAAAGGATAAATATCAGCGATCCATTCTGTGCTGTTTGATTGTGCGCTCCCCGCTCAGAATTGCGCGTCAATTAGCCTATAAAAAATCGCGAAGATACAATACGTACTTCATTGCGCTTGAACACCCCAGGCATAATATCGCTGGATTGAAATGTTCGGACATGGCAAGCGTATGAATATGCCGTGGTGGGGCGTGCCTGCGAATCTGGCTGTTGGTTAATCGTGGGTGAAAAAGGTGAGCAGTATATGCAACGAAGGAGGAAACATCATTGCTGGCGGCATGGAAGGCATGCAGGGTGTTGCTGAACCGTGTTGGTACATCAACTGCACCTGATATTGAGTGGCCTACGAACCCTGTCAGGGAGTAATCATTGAGATTATGCCGCAGCACGTCGTGCGCAAGAACGTGCTGCGGCTGGATGCTATTTTTTCCCTGAAGCGGAAAACATTACTACAGTACCTTTAATCTTGGTTTTAACATTCTCGAAATGCTCTGAGAGTATATGTGTTAAGCCTTCTTCGGAATCTTTTGTGTTTGAAAAGATGCCTTTTTGATTGTAAATGCGCATCAGTTTTTGACCGAAGCTATTGTGCACAACGCCGTCACCAAGAATTGTGGCTCCGTATAGAGTTCCATCGTCAGTTAAGGCCTGCGCCGCATTGCGTATTACACAGCTTTTTGTAGATATATTTCCAGGCAGGCAGTGAAGAAGGTAAAACATGGAAATGGAATCAAATTGACCATGTAATGCCGCGGGATAAGGTTCAAAAACATCATGGCTAATTTTATGTTTAATTTTTGATTCCCCAGCCCTTGTCGATGCCGCGTTCAGGCTAGCTTCGTTCAAATCCATTAAAGATATCAGACTACTCTCAGGTACGTGAGTAAGGTAAAACCCAGTTCCAACACCAATATCCAGATGGTTGTTACCTAAATGTTCCAGAAAGTGTGGAAGAAGGTGTTCCTTTGTAGGACATCCCCATGCAAGCCGATTTGATACTCCCAAAACCCACCAGTCATAAAGCTTTAGGGTAAGTGGTGTGTAAATTTTAGCCCCATCATCTGTGTTTTTTTTCATTAATTTCACCATGTTATAGTTTTATTTGTGAATTAAATCAATTGTGGCGATGAATTACAAGGGGTTAAATGCTGCCGCAGCATAGCGATATTGAAATAGCCTGGTATGCTTCGATACAGCAGGAGCCGAATGGCTGGAAGACCGTCACCACACAGTTCTACATCCAGGAATTCAGTGAGCATATTGCGCCACTTCAGGATGCTGTAGATCTGGAGATCGCAACGGAGGAAGAAAACTCGTTGCTGGAAGCCTGGAAGAAGTATCGGGTGTTGCTGAACTGTGTTGATACATCAACCGCACCTGATATTGAGTGGCCGACTTCACCTGCAGAGTAA